TCCTCGTTGTCTTGGAGGAGGAGATTTTAATAACGTTGTTCCCGCATGTTTATCATGCAATCAGGCTAAAGGAAGTAAAAATTGGCTCTCGTGGATGAGAGCTACCTTCGGTATTACACCGAGAGAAACCCTTATCTCATCTTACATTAAATGAACCAGAATGATTTAGCTAGATTCATAATGTCAATGTTTGGCATGAGTCAGCAACAAATTACTAACGAGGCTGCTGTTAATCAATTGTCACCTCGTCCTGGAGTTCAAGCTCCGCAACCTGGGTCTATTGTACCCCAGGGTCAAACTAACATGTTTACTCAAGCAGGTAAACTTCGGGATTTTAGCAAACCTGCTATGGCTCGGACTCGTCCTGCTACACTAACTCCAGTTCAATTAAACAACCCTTTAACGCTTAACCCTGGTCCTTTGCGTCCTGCCGCACCTGGACAGCTGAGCATTTTTGGTACTAACCCTAATGCTACTGTCACTGCTGCTGATCTTCTTCGAGCACCTAGCATTCCTCCAGAAGGTAGTGCTACTAGACCTAACCCGAGGTCTAATCCTTTTTTACAAACACCTAAAATTGAATCAGGTGTAGGCACTAAACCTCAATTTAAACCTAACCTACTAACTCGTGGTCTGCGTAGACTAGATAATGCGACTCGCAATACTTACAACCGTGTTGTTGGTGTAAATAACAAACCTGGTTTAGGTAAAGGTGGTTACGCAGCAATTAGCCTTGGGCTTGCTGACGTTGTTCAAGACATTATTCTTCAACGTTATTTTCCTGAAACTTACGAACTAAAACAAGCTAACCTTGTTGGAACGGATATGAACACTACTCGTGAAGACATCCGAGCACGACGCGAAGCGCTAGCTAACGCTCAACAGCAATTAACTCAAGTTGTTCAACCTGCAGCTGACGAAAGTGTTTCTAAGAAAAAAGTTGACCCTGTTGCTCCTGTGCAGATGACTGATGTCGATAATCCTGTTCCTGTCAGGATTCCTAGTAGTCAAGTACGTCCTCCTGTACAAGTAACTGCACAACCGACGCCTGTTGCACCTAAAGAATCTGCTTATGGTGCGTCTGGTAAAGAGTTGTACATGAAATCTAAAGGTAAGAACCCGCTAATGATTAAATATTTTGGCGAATCTTACGCTACAGATAAAACCAGGAAATTTACCTGATGGACTTTTTAAAACAAGTTAGAAATCTTTTAAAAATTAACCTAAAACCTACCGTATATCACGGTACCAGAGCTGCTGGTGAGATTATGAGCGAAGGGTTTAAACCTTCTAGAGCTGGTAATTTTGGTCCAGGAGTTTATGTCACTAATAATCAAGACATTGCTGAAGGTTATGCTAGAGGTTTTCGAGCTAAAACAGCTGCAGAACAGCGTGAAAAACTAAGGTCTAAACCTAAAGTACTTAAAGGACAGCTGCCTCCAGGCACTAAACTTGTAGATATTAACAAACTACCTTCTAGTTTAAAAGGGTTTGATACTCTTCAAGATTTTGTACAAGCTTCAAGGGCTCAAGGTTATCATGGTGCTGGGTACAACACTCGGGCTATGAACGAAACTATTTTGTTTGACAAAAACCTTGCAAACTCAGCTTTTAGAACTGGTGGTTTTAGAAGTATGCCTATAATGAAGGATACTACAAAAGGTTTAGCGTTTCAAAAAATTACACTACCTTTAGTAGAAGCTCTACTTAAAAGCATGGGGCGTCCTGGAATGCCTATGATGGGTCGTAACCTTTTTGGTAAAAACGCTCCCGTCTATAAAACTCCTTACAATAAATAATGAATAACGTCCTAGAGGCGTTGCGTGGTGATTTCAAGCTGTTTCTGCAAGCCTTGTGGCAGCAGCTTGATCTCCCCTCTCCTACCCGCGCACAATACGCCATTGCAGACTACCTTCAACACGGTCCTAAACGTCTACAGATCCAAGCTTTCCGAGGAGTCGGTAAATCGTGGATTACTGGAGCCTTTGTTTTATGGACCTTGTTTAAAGACCCGGAGAAAAAGATTATGATTATCTCCGCTTCTAAAGAGCGGGCTGATAACATGTCTATCTTTCTACAAAAATTAATTATTGAAACACCATGGCTGAACCATCTCCAACCGAAGAGCGACGACGCCCGATGGAGCCGGATTTCTTTCGATGTCCAATGCTCACCTCACCAGGCTCCGTCTGTGAAGTCTGTGGGCATTACCGGTCAGCTGACTGGTTCCCGTGCGGACTTGATGATTCTGGACGATATCGAAGTTCCTGGTAACTCAATGACTGAGTTGATGCGAGAAAAACTTCTACAGTTGTGTACGGAAGCTGAATCTATCCTTACTCCAAAGAAAGATTCTCGTATTTGCTACCTTGGTACTCCTCAGACATCCTTTACCGTTTACAATAAGCTAGCTGAGAGGTCCTACAAGCCCTTTGTTTGGCCTGCTAGGTATCCCAAGAAGGTAAGCCAGTATGAAGGGCTTCTAGCGCCCCAAATTGTGGGGGATATGGACAACGGTGCAGAGCCTTGGGGTGTCACAGATCCTGACCGTTTTGGTGACGAGGATCTAATCGAGCGTGAAGCGTCCATGGGACGGTCTAATTTCATGCTACAGTTCATGTTAGACACGAGTCTTAGTGATGCAGAAAAGTTCCCACTTAAGATGGCTGACCTTATTGTCACCTCTGTTAACCCTACTACTGCTCCCGAATCCGTCGTTTGGTGCTCCGATCCAGCAAACCTACTCAAAGAACTTCCGACTGTTGGGCTACCTGGAGACTATTTCTATGGCCCGATGCAGCTCCAAGGGGAGTGGAACCCATATACAGAAACAATTTGCTCGGTTGATCCATCGGGTCGAGGAACGGATGAGACAGCAGCAGCTTTTATCTCCCAGCGAAACGGTTTCTTGTACTTGCATGAAATGCGTGCTTACCGAGACGGCTACTCAGACAAGACGCTCTTGGACATTTTAAGAGGTTGTAAAAAGTTTGGTGTAACCAAGCTTCTTATTGAGACAAACTTTGGTGACGGTATCGTCGGTGAACTTTTTAAAAAACACCTTCAACAAACTAAACAAGCTATAGACATCGAAGAGGTACGCGCTAATGTCAGAAAGGAAGACCGTATTATTGATTCCCTTGAGCCTGTCCTTAATCAACACCGCCTTGTTGTTAATCGCTCTGTCATCGACTGGGATTACAACTCAAATAAAGACGCAGCTCCAGAAGAACGCCTCCTCTATATGCTCTTCTATCAAATGAGTCGCATGTGCCGTGAAAAAGGCGCAGTTAAACATGACGACAGATTAGACTGCTTAGCTCAAGGTGTTAAATATTTTACAGACGCCCTGGCTATCTCAGCTAATCAAGAGATGATAAATCGACGAAGAGACGACTGGAATGACCTTCAAGAGTCTTGGCTGGAGAACCCTCAAGAAGCAGCAAATCACATGGCTTTTGGGTTTGATCTTCAAACAAGACAAAAAGCTCGAAACCTTAACGGAGACAAGCGATTTCACAGATGGGTCCCGTAACCAGCTCCCTATACAGGAGGAGGGAAGGGTGGACCCGAGCCCTGTAGGGGGGAAAGACAATCAATTATCATTGATTATCCTCCCCCTTTTTTCTCTTATTATAGATGAGCGATGAGTGCTCATGTCTTAATAAGACACATTTTCCTTTTTATTTTTTTTAATCAGGACTCAAATCACCCCGTGCTCTGCACAGCTCAGACTGTGCCCTGCACAAAGTACTATAGTATGTACCCACCAACATGCACAAAGTAGAACTCATTCACGTAACTCCCAATGCTGAAGAACTCGTAGCTTATATGGCACGAGTCTCTAATCCAAAGAATCAAGACAACAAAGAAACAGCTCCAAAACTTATTAGGTATCTAATCAAGCATAAACATTGGAGTCCTTTTGAAATGGTAAATATGTGTGTAGAAATTAGAACTACACGCAGTATTGCAGCTCAGATCCTTAGGCATCGTAGCTTTTCATTTCAAGAGTTTAGTCAAAGGTACTCGGAAGTCTATTCTTTGCCAGTATTGCCGCGACTTAGAGAGCAAGATCTGATTAATAGACAAAATTCTACTAATACCCTCGATCCGTCTCTTGTCGATAGTCTAACTGATGACATTGAGCAACATTATGACAATTGTATGAAGCTTTATCATCAATTGTTGGATAAAGGGGTTGCTAAAGAGTGTGCTAGGGAGGTCTTGCCTCTGTCTACACCTACTCGGATGTATATGAACGGTACTTTGCGGTCTTGGCTGCACTATTGTGACCTTAGAACGTCTAATGGTACCCAATATGAGCATAAATTGATTGCTGATGAGGTTCAAGACATCATTATTGCACAGTTTCCGTCTATTGCAGCGGCTATGTGGTCGTAAAATTTTGACAGAAATTTCTTAAGTCTAATCGTGTGTCCGGCGGCTGACTCTTCACCCCGTAGGGGGGGTCCGAATGTCTCGAATTGCTACGGGGTGGCGGGTATCGCTTGACGGATGGGGTGGGGGCATGGTAATGGGCGGTGCCGATGCCGTGGATGCCGTGACATCTGTGGCGCCACCTGGGATCTGAAGGATTGCGACTGAATTCTTAAAACAATCTGAATAAACATTGACAGGAGAAAAAGACTCGATATCATCCGTGAGATCCATTGGTATGACTGCGATCTGGCCTCTTATGTAGCGCTCGCTACAGCCAAACCGCTTGACTCATGCCTTAGGATGACCGAAGCCACGCAATCCATTCTCATGACACAGCCCAATGGCTACATCCTGTGGGAGGGTCCGTCTCCTATTGATGGCTCACCACTGGTGGCGATAGTCACCATCAAGACCAGCAACCGCAAGACGGGCAACATGGCCCAAGTGTGGATCCTTAATAGATCCTTAAATCCTGTGGACGCCGTAGCGATTGGCGCCGATTATTCCATTTGTGGGAACTGCCCACACCGCAAACAATCCAACGGGGTGAGAACTTGCTATGTCAACGTCGGACAGGCGCCGCGGTCTGTATGGCTTGCCTATCAACGAGGAGCCTACCCGCACCTTTCCAAAGAGAGCTACGCCACAGTCTTTAGCGGCATTAAAGTCCGTTGGGGCGCTTATGGTGATCCCGCTATGTTGCCTGGGGTTCTTCTGTCTTCCGTTAATCATTACGCCGCTGGTCACACAGCCTACACCCATCAATGGCGCCAGCCGTTCGCAAGTTGGGCTGTGGGAATGATGATGGCATCATGCGACAGTGTTAAGGATTATGAACAGGCGAGGGAGATGGGATGGCGAACCTTTAATGTGGTTTCAGTCGCAACCAAGCCAACTGTCAAAGCTAAGCAATGCCCTGCAACCGTTGAGGGTAGCACTGCCCAGTGTGCAACTTGCGCTCTGTGCGATGGTGCTCGGGTTGACATTTTTGTTAATGCTCATGGTCCTTCTGCCAAACGTGTGACTTATGTCTGAATCCAAACGTCAAGCTTATTACGAAATGTTGCATAAGCTGTACGGCTTGACTGCAACTGAAGAAGACCTTCTACGATGGGTAAAGCAGCAAAGGCTGCGGACCTATTCTTCACCATCACAACCACAACCATGATTGAACTCTGGATCGACAGCGAGTATGCTGAGGATGTTACGAATTCCAACATTCCAGCATGTGACATTCACCACGAGCCCGAGCATTCATGCTATCGTGTCATCATCAGGCACATCAATGAGATGTACTGGCTGACGCAATCGTGGGATGCAATCGCTGAACACTTTGGTTTCCAACCTGAATCCATCATTTACTGCGGCTAATCATGCAACTCTGGACTCTTACTCGCACCTCTGGGTGCTGCGGCGACACCATTGTGCTGGGTGTCTTCGAGAACATGCAAGCTGCCACCTATCGCATGAATCACATAGCGACCTATGCTGATCCTGGCGACGAGCTTCATGTAGAATTGTTTCAGCTTGCAACCGAAGAGGAAGAACGCAAGCGCTGGGGCATTAAGATGAACAAGTCCACCACCACTGAGGACAACTGATCATGACTCTCACCGGTTACCATCTCACTGATCGTTTGCTTACCAAGGCAGCAAGCTGGCTTAGCTCCCGTGGCTACTATCCAGCTATGACCGATCCATCGCTGACCTACAGCGGTCTCCGTGCCCATGTTATGTTCATTGTTGAGCAGAACCCAGGGCTCCGGTGTTACGAGATCGAGCACCGCCTGAGGATCAACACTCCAAAGCAGCGAGTCACCAACAGCATCCTGCGGGATCTTGAGGAGGACAGGCTAATCATGGCGATCAACGACACACCCAAGTCACCACGTCGCTACTACTTCACCGAGAAGTTCTGACCACACTGGGCAGCCGCAAGGCGTAAGTCCCAGGCTTTTTTTTCGGTTTATTCACCATCACGCAGGGGGTATGGCTAACAAAAAGTACTTTCCAAACAACTGGCAAGAATACGCTGAGGCCTCGGATGATTGCTTTCAACAGCATACATTCGAGGAGATCATGACATGGAAGGTTGCAGGATGGGAGCTTCCGTCTTCTGTCTACTGCATCATTCGTGAAATGAATCTTAAGACTGGCAAGGTAAAAGAGCATACCTACCAGCGAAAACATGCAGCACATGCTAAAGTTGAAGAGCTACTCAGTACTCCTGACACGGAGTTTGTAGTAGCAGACAACGAGTCCATTCACCACCTTTTTCCTGGCGACCATGCTGACTTTGATGAAAACGGCTGTGATTTCTGATTACGACATTGATGATCCACTCTTCGATGTTGATGATTACGAATTCATGCAAGACCTTGTTCAACCAATTGATTTGAATGGCGACCGAGAGTGAAATTGAAGCCCAGTACGAACTGGAACGAACAGCTATCAGCTGTGGTTTACAACGCCTTCACAAGAACACATACAATGTGGAGTCCAAGGACTATGCCAGTGCCTCAATTTATGGCATAGCCAGCGTTGACACTCTCATTCCTCTTGTTATCCATACGATCGAACAAACCAATTGGAAGATTCGTAAAGGTAACAGTGGTGTAGCATTCAAAGAAATTGCTACTTATCTTGCTGACATCGAACCTTTTGCTGCAGCAGCTATTACTTGTAAGGTTGTTTTTGATAAGGTGTTTAGCCTTAAAGATAACAGCTCCAAGTTTGCTACCATATGTGATTCAATTGGTGCAGCAGTTGAGCAAGAATGTCAAATGCGTTACTATGAGCGTGAGTGTCCTGAACTTCTTAACTTTTTAAAGAAGAAGTACTGGCATCAAGCAAGTGGTACGCAGCAGAAGTTTGTCAACATACGACGAGCTATGAATAGTAGCGGTCATGTGTGGCATACTTGGGGATCTACTGTCCGAGTCAGGCTAGGTAACTGGCTGCTTGACTGTGTATGCAGTGCAAGTGGTTGGTTTACTGTCATGAACGTGCGTCAAGGTAAAAAGACAATCAATCATGTGGTGCCTACTGCTGAGTTCATGGACATCAAGGACGAGATCATGTCCAACGCTGAGCTGTTCAGCGCCATTGCTTGGCCGATGCTGATCCCTCCAAAGGAGTGGTCAAAGGATCAAGAAGGTGGCTACCTGCTGAATGAGGTGATGCGTGGTCATGACATGATCCGACGCGGTAACCAGCTCCCTATACAGGAGGAAACACCTTACCAATTCCTGAACAGGATTCAAGGTGTGTCGTACAAGCTGAATCCCTTCATTGTGGACGTGGCTGAACAACTTCTGGAACTACGCAGGAAGGTGGGGAAGTTTATCCCCATCGTTGAACTACCTCTGCCTCCTAAGCCAGCAGACATTGCTGACAATGAGGAGAGCAGGCATCAGTACAGACGTGCTGCTGCTGAGGTACTGAACATCAACGCTGCAGCATTCAAGCAATCGTGTCGTACACGAATGACAATGGATGCAGCGAAGCGATTCAAAGACAAGGAAAGGTTTTACTTACCTTGGTCATTTGATTATCGTGGAAGAGCGTACCCAATTCCTGCATTTCTTACACCACAAGATACTGACTTTGGTAAGTCATTACTAAAGTTTGCTGATGAAGCATTCATGTATCCTGAAGCTGAGGAATGGTTAGCCTTTCAGGTGTCTACGACTTATGGTCTAGATAAAGCTCCTATTGAAGAGCGTCTTGAATGGACTATTCACCATCACGAGTTGATCTCTCGTATTGTCAATGACCCAATTGGTACGATTCCTGAATGGGAAGCTGCTGATGAACCTTGGCAATTCTTAGCTGCGTGTGAGGAATACTATCACTGCTGTATTGTATGTGATAGACAATTTACTTCCTTGATGATAGCCACAGACGCCACGTGTTCAGGGCTCCAGGTCCTGGCAGGGCTGGCAAGGGATAAGAGTACAGCACAATTAGTGAATGTTACTCCAAGTGATCGACCACAAGATGCATACAAAGTTATAGCGGAAGAGGCTAAACCTCACTGTCCTGTGTCTATTCAACAGTACATGGATAGAAAGGTAACCAAAAGAACCGTCATGACTGTTCCTTACAATGCAAAACCATTCTCTAATAGAAGTTACATTCGTGAAGCTTTGAAAGAGAAAGGTGTCGAGATCTCTAAAGAAGATCTAACAACGACTGTCAATGCTGTAAGGGAAGCTATGTATCGAGTCGTTCCTGGTCCCATGGCTGTTATGGATTGGATCGAAAAGGAAGTAAGAGAAGCATTCCGTAGAGGTAAAACTGAATTGGTCTGGACTACTCCGTCTGGATTTACAGTGACTCAACGGTTAATGAAAAAGAACATTGAACAGTTACAACTACAGCTGCTTGGTAAAGTCAAGCGTGTCTACGTTGCTAACGGTGAGACAAATGAGATTGATGTACGTCATCATTGTAATGCGACAGCTCCTAATCTGATCCATTCACTCGATGCCAGCATCCTCCATCTAAGTGCCATCAAGTTCGATGCTCCTTTAGCTTTAATTCATGATTCAGTCCTGTGTCGTGCCACTGACATGACCAGTTTGTCTGCTATCGTGAGGGAGACGTACTGCTATCTCTTTGCTGATCATGACTACTTGTCTGATTGGGCTAAGCAGATAGGGGCTACGTCTGAACCACCGATCATTGGGACCCTCAAACCTGAGAACGTCCTAGCCTCCACCTATTTCTTTTGTTGATGTCTAAAACCATCGTCACCCAAAACCCTGTTCGTCTTGAAGGTTATCAAGCTGTCTTTCAGCCAAGCAAGTATGGCAAGTTGAATCTTGCCTGCATTGTGGATGAGACCCTTGTCGAACAACTTGAAGCTACTCGCTCTGAACTCCTTGACTGGTGTAAGAGTAAAGTCAAGAACCCTCGTCGTTCTGTCTGTAAACCTGAGCCCTGGGAGGAAGTCTCCAAGGGTATGTATCGAGTGAACTTCCGTTGGGATCCTGACTCTCCTGTTCCCATTGTGGACAGTGAGGGTACTCCGATCACTGAAGAGATCCCTCTGTACTCCGGCAGTCTTGTCAAAGTAGCTTTCCGCCAGAAGCCTTACACTCTTCCTGACGACAGCTATGGCACGTCTCTTAAATTGCAAGCGATCCAAGTCATCCAAGCTAGTGGTTCTGCTGGTGTGGATGGTGGAGATCTTGACGCGACAGAAGCCGCTGCCCTTTTCGGTCAGACTAAAGGCTTCAAAGCAAACGAACCAAACGTAACTCCTAACACCACCGAGGACACCGATGATTTTTGAATACGACATTGTGAAGTCTGAACTTGGCGGGCTGTATGAAGCCACGCTGACTGTTGAACTTCCCCGCATCACTGTTCAGCGCTTCAAAGCTGATCGATCTGATTTCAAGTACGAGATGCGTCGTGCTGTGTCTGAGATCGTCGAAGAGATCATTGAAAAAGCCATCGACGACTGATGAAATACCGCTCAGGTCTAGAAAAGAAAGTCGCTGACCTTCTACAAGAACTGAGCGTTCCATTTGAATACGAGAGCACCAAGGTTCCTTACGTGTTGCAATGCACCTACACACCGGACTTTCTCCTCCCAAATGGTGTCTATCTTGAAACCAAGGGACAGTTCACACCTGAAGATCGTCGCAAGATGCTGGCTGTCAAAGCTATGCATCCTGAGCTTGACATTCGGATGGTGTTTCAAGCCCCTTACAACAAGATCGACAAACGCTCTAAAACAACGTATGCTGCTTGGTGCGAAAAGAATGGCATCCAGTGGTGTGCATTTCATTCCATCCCCATAGAATGGTTCAAATGAAAACCCCTTACGGAACTGTTGAGTTTTACGCTGAACAGTTCAGTGACATCCTTGCTGATGTCGATGCTTTGGAATCCTCTTACGGTGCAAACATTGTTAAGGGATTCTATCAAGCTGTTGACGGTTGGCTTGATTACCACAAAAATCAAACAGAAGCTTACGCAGAGCTTCGTCGTTCCATTCAAGAGGCTGCCCTCAATGGCTGATCTACGGACCATCAAAGACTGTGCCTACTATCTGATCATGGCACTCGACAAAACCTCCTCCGCACAAGACGTACTCGAAGGCTTTGAACAAGCCCTGGATGACTATGAATGTTTCATCGTTCAACCACGAGGAATCAACGAGCGAGAGCGAGTTTTTACGTCATGAGCCCTGTCCGTCTTGCGGAAGTTCAGACGCTAATAGTCTGTATTCTGATGGGCACAGCTATTGCTTTGCTTGTCAGTCCTGGACCCCAGGAGACGGACAAACCTATTCACCATCACGCTCGACCTCAAGGGCAATGCTAAAAGGTTCCGCTTCAAGGCTTACCAAACGAGGCATCAGCGAAAAGGTCTGTCAACAGTACAAGATCTACAAAGACGGAGACGTTCTGCGTTTCCACTACTTTGATGAAGCTGGTATCTTGCTTGGTGCCAAGATCAAAACCAAGAACAAGATCTTTACTTATGAAGGAACAGCACCCACCTGCCTCTTTGGACAACACTTGTTTCCCGCCACTGGAAAACGAGTCGTCATTACTGAAGGGGAACTCGATGCAGCTTCATGTCAAGAAGCTATGTCGGGGTGGCCGATGGTTTCTCTACCTAGCGGTGCCGCTTCGGCAAGGAAGTCGATTCAAAGGGCTATCCCCTGGCTCCAGGGTTATGAGGAGATTGTCCTGTTCTTCGACAATGACGAGGCTGGCCGTAAGGCGGCGGAGGATGCAGCAAGCGTCCTACCACCAGGCAAGACGAAGATTGCACGACTGGAGACACATAAGGATGCTTCAGACGCGCTACAGGCAAACGATTCACAACTAATTCGTGAGGCGATTTGGAATGCCATTCCTTACCGTCCTGACGGCATTGTAGATTGCAAAACTCTGCATGATCTAGTCACTACTCCCTCACCTCCGTCTGATCATGACTACCCCTTTCAAGGACTACAAGATAAACTGCACGGGATCCGGTATGGAGAACTTGTCACGATTACTGCAGGTTCTGGTATCGGAAAGTCTTCCGTTTGTAGGTACCTTGCAACTCACCTTTTACAAAAAGGAGAGCGGGTCGGTTATGTGGCACTTGAAGAGTCAAACAGGCGTACAGCTCTCGGACTGATGTCCTCAGCAGTTGGTAAATCACTTCACCTTGGCGAACATGAACGATCTACTCTCGACGAAGCGTATCAAGCTACTCTTGCTAATTGGAATCTCTTTCTTTTTGATGGCTTCGGTAGTTTCGATCCCGATGTACTCTACAACCGAATTGAATACCTTGCTTGCGGGTTAGATACCAAGGTTATCTTCCTCGATCACTTGTCTATCCTTCTCTCCGGTCTGGAGGGTGAGGAGCGACGGATGATTGACCAAACCATGACCCGCCTGCGTTCCCTTGTGGAGCGTACTGGTATCGCATTGTTCCTTGTATCCCACCTACGCCGCCCAAGCGGAGACACCAATCATGAAGAAGGCGCAAGAGTGCATCTCGGACAACTTCGAGGTTCGGCAGCTATTGCTCAACTGTCAGATGGAGTTATTGCGCTTGAACGGGACCAGCAAGCGGATCGAGGAGCGTCTGGAACGACTGTGCGAGTCCTTAAAAACAGATACTCTGGAGAAGTAGGCATTGCCTGTAAACTTACCTATGATCTAGAAACTTGTAAATTCCATGAAAATGCGTGTGACGAACCTGGGTTCGACCCAACAACCGATTTCTAAACCAAACCCTCCCACTCCTGAAGCAGTTGCAAAGGCACAGTTCGTCGATAAGACTTACCAATGGAAGGGATCTGCGGCGAATAAAGCTGCTAACGTACAACCTAATATTTAACGGACTGATCTTTGTTACCAACCTGTTCATCGTGGCAGGTGTTATCCGTCATTGGAACGACCAATGAGTGCTTACTTATTTGACCTCGAAACAGACGGACTTTACAATGATTGCACCCAGATTCACTGTGTTGGCGTTTATGATCTCGATGCCCGCAAAGCTTTGGTCTACAACGACCAAGGTGATCAAGCTCCGATATCTCAAGCTATTACCATGCTTGAAGGTGCGGACTACATCATCGGGCACAATGTCATAAACTACGACATTCCAGTGATCAAGAAACTTTACCCTTGGTTTAAACCTGAGGGTCAGGTTGTTGACACATTGTTACTGTCTCGTCTCTACCATGCAGACATTCTTGACATCGATCAACGCCGTAAGTGGAACATGATGCCACTGAAACTTTATGGGCGTCACAGCCTTGAGAGTTACGGTTATCGACTTGGCTGCTTCAAACAGGACTTCGGTAAAACGACGGACTGGAAGGAATGGAGCCAGGAGATGCAAGACTACTGCGAACAAGACGTACAAGTCACACTCCACCTATGGAATCATTTCCACAAATACCTGAATGGGTAATCCTTGAACATGACATCGCAACCATCCTCACCCGACAAGAATTACATGGATGGCGCTTTGATGAGAGCGCTGCATGGCAACTTGAATGTACTCTCAGAGGAGAGCTGGAAAGCCTTACTCAAGTACTTCGGGACCGGCACCCTCTCATCGCAGGGAGCGAGTTTACTCCGAAGCGACCTAATCGAACACAAGGATATGTGCAGGGTGCCACATTCACTCGCTTAAAAGAATTCAATCCAACTTCACGAGACCACATCGCATGGGTTCTACAAACGCACTACGGATGGTCACCTTCTACCATGACCCAAACAGGGAAACCAATGGTGGACGAAGTGATTCTGAAGGATATTCAGAACGATTTCGCCCAGATGTGTTCCCGCTGCT